ATTAATGCCAACTTTTAGCGCACGGCTCTCTCCCAAGAGCCATTTCCCTAGACCGAATATAGGAATCGTATTCGGTCTTTTTTTTGCCTGTTTTTCAAATCAATAACTTATTTTTAAAACAACCACTTACACTACTTCCTGTTACCCTCAATGTTACTTATTAGGGCTTCCTGCCGCCACTTTGTCGCCAACCATTTGAGCCAGCGGATTCAGGTGGATAGCGTCTTCCAGGTGATCCGGAGCGAAGTGCGCGTAACGCATCGTGACGCGGATATCGGAGTGTCCGAGGATGCGTTGTAGCACGATGATATTGCCACCTGCCATCATGAAATGACTGGCGAACGTATGCCGCAGAACGTGCGTCATCTGCCCTTCCGGCAGCTCGATGCCGGCCAGCCTGATCACCCGATAAAACTGCTTATAGCAGGGCGAGAAGGGCGCGCCTTTACGGGCGATCAGTTCGTCATAGAGGGGACGGGCGAGGGGAACGGTACGGTTCTTTTTACCCTTGGTGTTGATGAAGGTAAGTTTGTACGGGGAAATCTGCGAGCTTTTGATTTTTGCCGCCTCGTTCCAGCGTGCGCCGGTCGAAAGGCAGACTTTAACGATCAGTGTTAATTCGTCATTCCCATGCTGTTCACATGCCGCCATGAGCAGCAGGATTTGTTCCTGAGTCAGCCATGCCATTTCACGTTCCGGCTGGTCGAACTCGCGGATATTTTCCAGCGGGTTAGGTAACGACCATTCCCCCAGGCGCTTCAGCTCATTGAACACCGCCCGCAGAAATGCATGCTCACAGTTCACCGTGCCGGTGGAAACCTTACGGGTCGCCAGGCTGGTACTGTAGCCATTATCAATTTCACCGCGCAGCCGTTGATCACGATAGTGTGCCCAGTCTTTCGGTGTGATCATGCTGGCAATCGGGTCACCCATTCCCGCGCTGATAATCTTCAGTTTGCCCAGCCGTCCCTTTTTATCATTGAGAGAGCAGCCATGCAGGCTGTACCAGAGATCGACCAGTTCGCTCAGCTTTCTCCGATCTTCCTTTTCACCCAGCCAGGGTTTGTTTTTCGCTTGATCCATGGTGTAAGTCTCAAAGGCTAAGGCTTCACCCTTGGAATCAAACTGCCTGCGGCATCGCTTCCCCTCACGCCCGTTCGGATAGCATTCACATAACCATTTGCCGGTAGACAGCTTTCTTACACTCATCACATCCCCCTTTTTTGAGAATGTGAATTTTACTGTATATAAAACCAGTGTAAATGTTTGATTTAGTCAATCGTATACATGTAAATTTATTAATTCACTGAATCAATGAAAGAAAAACCCGCTTTCGCGGGCTTGGTTTCAGTGCATTTGCAGTGACTGCTGACTGTGGTTATCCGGATGCAACTGCACAGCGTGAACTGTTCCTGGCTCGACAATGATGTCAGCAATCGACTCATGAGTTTTAAACGTGCAGCTGCAATTAATATTCTGACACTGGTGATAGCGCTCTTTGGTATTGATGCTCAGATAACGGCTGGAACGTGCGTGTGCGGCGTGCTGGCATTTGGGGCAGTGCATCATAATAATCACCATGTAATCATTTTAATCAGATGCAGTCATTGTATGTTATTTCGAAAATCATACACGCTGTATTACATTGATTTACAGAGCCTTCTCTCCCACGCTGTCGATGCGCTAGTAACAGCCATTCATGTGCATTATTATCTGAAATATGGACATAAATTTATCAGGTTTCATCCCTGCATTACTTCCCATCGCACTTTCCCCAGGAGCCAGCTTTACGCTCGCGATGAACAGTGCGCTGTCAGGCGGGCAAAGAGGGCTACTAAAAACACTCACCGGCACGGCTCTTGGCATTTATACACATGCAATCCTTATCGGGCTTGGGATCACTTCTTTGCTTGTGGCATCGCCTGCATTTTTTCATGTGTTGAAAATTGCCGGGACAGCCTATCTGCTTTGGTTGGGGATACAGCTCATCCGAAGTGGCCTGAAAGCGCGTGAAATGGTATTCGATTCTGGTGGGGCTCCTGTCACAATGAAAGATGCGTGGCTGGCTAATGTTTTGAATCCAAAAGCCATCATGTTTTACCTCACGGTAGTCTCACAATTTGCTGGCAGCAAAGGGGAAATCGGGCATTACATGATCCTTGCCACGGTGCATATTGCTGTTATGACTCTTTGGCTAATCGCGATTAGCAAAGTTCTCATTTTCTCTGCCAATAAGATGAACACCATGACTTTGAAGAAATATGTGAATGTCGCGGGTGGTGGCTTACTTATACTTTTCGCATTTATGAGCATACTGCATTAGAAAGTATGATTTCCCTTCTCACTGGCTTACTTCGTCACTTTCCGTCGCCTCATAACTCACATCAGACAGCAATACCTCCAGATTCAACGTTGTCACAAATCCGCTGCCGCCCAGGCTGTGCGTCACCTTGCTGATTATCCAGGGCTGCGCGTCGATAACGGATTTAAATCCGGACACGGCCACCGGCGTTTCAGGGAATAAGTCAGCCCGCCCGCGAGCCAGGGAGATCGAGAACTCCGCGACGCCGCGCTGGAGTTTGTCCCATTTTGCCTGTGCCGCCCGCATGGCCGCTTTCTGCGTGGCGTAGATGGTGGTGAGGGTAAACACGTTATCTTCACTGCCCGCCAGGTAGTCGCCTTCCTTCGCCTCCGGCGTTTTCTGTGCCTTCGTGCTGGCCTTCTTTGCTTTCGGGTGTTGCAGGGCGCGCAGGTACTGCACTTTCGGTTTCCGCTGCACCTTCACCTTTTTCGGCTTCGGGTCTTTGGTATGCAGCCAGCTTGCGGATACGCCGGTGTAGGCTCCACGGTCAGCAATATTGAACGTGTGCCCGTCGCCGTCGCTGCGGATAATCGTCATCTGCGGGATGGGCTTCCCGCTGGCCGTCTTCGCTGCGCCTGGTTTGATAAACAGCAGATTACCGGCCTTGATGGCGACAACCGCGCCGTTCAGCTCCGCCAGGCGGGTGATAAATTTCGCGTCAGTTTCCTGGGTCTGGTCGATGTGCGACACTTTTACGCCCCTGAAAGGTTCAGCAATGGCAGGCTTGAGATTATTGCGCGCCGCCACGGCAGACACCACCGCTTCCAGCGTCGTGTCGTGATAGGAGTTGTCGCGTCGGGAATTCAGGCTGCCACGATAGTCCGCACTGCGGGCGCGGATAGTCAGCGTGTCCGGCGTTCCGCGATGCTCCACCTCGTCCACCGTAAAGTCGCCTTTGTTCGTCAGCGCCTGGCCTTTCCAGCCGAGCGCGATATTAATCACCGCGCCGCGTGGCGGCATGTCCAGCAGGCCGTCGGTGTCGCTCAGCTCGATGTCGAGCTGGTCAGCTTCAAAGCCGCGGTTATCCGTGAGCGTCAGAGAAATCAGCCGGTTGCCAACGTTCTGCGTGATGTCTTTGCCGCCAACGGTCACCGTGAAGTCCGGCGCAAACTGCGCACCGGCACCGATGGTCATATCCGTAATCACAGCAGGCCTCCCAGCTGGCCGGTTAAGCCACCGGCCTGATTAAGCAGCCCGTCGGCCTGGGCTTTCATATCGCCGAACATCGCCGCCAGGGATTCATCCACGCGGGTGAGCGTCAGCGTGAATTCAATCCGGCGGGCGGCACCGTTGGAAAAATGTTCCGTGTGGGTTTCGCTTACGCTGTTCACCACGAACATCCCGTAAATGGTGCCGCTGCCTTCCAGCAACGGCCACGCTTTGCCCTCGTCAGCCATCAGGTTCAGTGCCAGCAGTGACAACTTGCCGCCGGTGATTTCCGGCATCAGCACGCCGGACAGGGTAATTTTCTCCTCATTCACGCCGAGGAACTGCGGCAGCGGGCGCAGGCCGACGCGGTTGTTTACCGGCCAGCGGTAATCCACATCGCGCTGCAAACTTTGGTAAGGGACGGTCTGCAACTGAAACACAAACAGCCCGAGCGTTAACATCATGCGTAACTCTCCTTAATCGTTATCCATGCGGGAACGTTGCTGTGCGGCGCGGGCGCGGTCACGGGCTTCCAGCTCGGCGCGGATCTGGCGGCTGGTATCCTGGACACCTAAACCGGCACCGGCTGAAATCTGATAGGTGTGGGTGCTGCGGTCGATATAGCTGCGCCCGCCGCCGACGGACACCGGCGCATAACCGCCGCCCGGCAGGCCGCCAGGCGGGGGCGTGATCGGCGCGGGGTTGTCCAGCGGGTGCGCTTCCGGTTCCGCATCGCTGTTTTGTTTCGTGCGCCGGTCAGCTTTGTCTGCTGCCTTATCAATGTCTGCGGATTCATCTTTGATGACGCCGAGTTTCTCCAGCAGCCAGACCACACTGTTACGCAGCTTATTCGCCACCTGCAACGGTGCGGTCAGTGCGTTCGAGACCAGATGACCAAACGACACCCCCGCATCTTTACAACTGTTCAGCGTTTCCTGGGTGGATTTCACTGGTTGGATCAGGTCTTTGAACCACTGCCAGAGCATTTTTAATTTGTCGCCGAGCCAGTCAAACACCGGCTGGAGCGGCGCAAACATCTCTTTTACCGGTTCGAACGCAATCCCCAGCCCTTCAATGACGCCCGCAAAGAAGGCGCTGATCGGCTCCCAGTATTTACGGATTAGCAGGGCACCGGCGACAATCGCCACGCCAATCGCCACTATTGGCAGCGTAAGCCCGCCGATCACCGTTGCAATCGCGCCGCCCACCGTGCCGAGAATTGTCCAGAGCACACCGGCAGCGGCGACGATCAGATTAATACCGCTGATTACCGGACCCGCCACCAGGCCAAACACGCCGAGCGCGCCGATAATCAGCAGCGCACCGCCTGCCACCTTACCGAGCGTCGCCGCCAGGGCTTTATTGTTCACAATCCACTTATCGAGTTTCAGCACGTAGCCGGTGGCGGTCTGCACCAGGTTGCGCAGCGACGAATCCTGCTGATCAAACAGGTCAGTACCGACGGCCTCATAGGCTGACTGAAATTCCTTAAAGTCGCCGCCCAGGTTGTCCTGCATCACCGCCACCAGCGCCTCGGTTTTGCCGTCCGAGGTTTTGAATGCCTGGGTAAGTTTGTCGAGCTTGCCCGACGTAGCCCCGTCCATCAGCACCATCGCCGCCGAACTGGCTTCCTCGCCAAAGACGGCTTTCATGTACTGCGCCCGCTGTGCATCACCGAGCTTGTTTTTCTCAAAGCTCTTTTGCATTTCCTTCAGGATGGTAAACAGCGGGCGCATGTTGCCTTTGCTGTCCGCCGTTTTCACTTTCAGCTCACCGAGCGCGGCGGCAGCGGTGCCCGTCGGTGCCTGCAAACGGGTAATGACCGCACGGGCACCGGTGCCCGCCATCGAGCCGGTGATTTTGGCATCGGCCAGCGCGGCCGCCATCGCGGCGGTTTCTTCGACGCTGATACCGGCCTGCTTTGCCACCGGCGCGGCGTAGGTTAGGGTGTCAGACAGCCCCTCAAAGGTGGCGGCAGACTTATTCATGGCCGTGGAAAGGACATCACCGATGTGTGACACGGTGTCATTGGTCATGCCGAACGCCGATTTCACGCCCATCAGCAGCGTGGCGTTTTCTTCCATGGTGCGCTTGTTTGCCAGGGACAGATTCAGGATGGTCGGCGTGGCTGCCAGAATGCCGTCCTTATCCGCGCCGGATTTGGCGACGATGATTTGCGCGGCGGCGGCATCGTCAGCAGAGGCGGCGGTGTTGTCGCCGAGCTGCCGCGCCTGGGTGCGCAGCGCGGTCATGTCGGCGGAGTCTTTTTCTAATCCTAACGTTGCCTGCAACTCTGAGTTTTTCAGGGCAAAGTCATAGCCGGGCTTGAGCATCCCAACACCCGCCGCCGTGCCAGCCGTTGCTATCGCGACACCCGCCGCCCCCGCGCCGGTCACGCTGCCGGCCAGTTGTTTACCGGCCTGATACCGGCCTTTGACCGCGTTCAGTTTGGCCTGCTGCGCGCTGACGCGTGCCAGGGATTCACGCTGCCGGTTGAGCTGCGCGGTGGTTTCGCTGATGGAGGTTTTCAGGCGGCGCTCAGATTCAGACAGCGTGCGCGTGCTAATGCCCGCCTGGGTGAGTTCGGTGCGCTGACGCTGCACCGACTGCCGCAGCCCGTTGAACTGGGTCTGCAACTGCGCGGCGGTGCGCTTCGCTGACTCCATGGCCTGCGCCTGGGCGCGGGTCGGGCTGGCGGTGTTTTTGAACTGAATCGCCAGCGCCGCCGCTTCCGCTTTGGCATCTTTCAGCTTTTGGCTGGTGACGGCCAGCTGCGCGCTGGACTTGCGGAATCCGTCAATCTTTCCGGCCTGGGCGTTCAGGTCTTTGAGCGCGGTCTGTGAATGACGGATATCTCCGGACAGCGCCTTACTGGCGTTCTCCACCGATTTAAACGGGCGGGTCGCCTGGTCAACCGCCTTTAACAGCACCTCTACTTTTAAATTACTCACTGTCGGCTCCGCTGCGCTGCATGGCCTTATGACGCCACGCGCAAAGCTCGGTCAGCGTCATCAGGTTCATTTCTGACGGCGGCCAGTGAAAGATCACCGCGATATCCGCCATCAGGTCATCGACCGTCAGGGTCGGGGGAAGTTTTACTGTTCCGATTTCGGCGATAAAAAACCAATCACCTTACCCGCCAGGGCAATCAGGTCGGGCAGGTTCAGGCTTTTGCAGTCCTGGGCGGTCAGGTTCGGGGCGGTAATGCGCGGCAGAATGACGGTCAGCGCGTCAACGTCGGCATTCGCCAGCGCCGCCAGGCCAATACCGCGCAGGTGTCCGGCATTGGGTTTAATGACTTCAATCTCGCTGATCAGCGTATCGCCGCGTTTGATTGGTTCTTCCAGGATAACGATGTTTTCATTGTGTTCTGACATAGCGGTGTCTCTTATTCAAAGGGGCGTTTTCGCGCCGGAGTCCGGCGCGGGTTATGGGTTACAGGCCGATGTTTTTGCGGTGTTCCGCCACGCGGTCAACGCCGCCGACGATTTCCACCATGTTCACGGTATCGACTTCAATCATGTCTTTGCCGTCAATCACCAGCTTGAAATAGGTGCACTGGGTGGTGATTTTGGTTTCGGTGTCTTCACCCTGTTTGTACTCGCCGAAATCCATTTCCTTATGGCGTCCGCGCATCGTGACTTCCACGGCGGAGGTTTCGCCGGTGTCGTCGCGCTGGAAGGAACCGGCAAAGCGCAGCGGCACGGCATCGACCGCACCCCACTGCTGCAACACCAGCTCATCCAGCCCGCCCACCGTCCACTCAAAACTCAGCGCGTCATCGTCCAGGCCGAAATCAATGGCAGCCGAACCGGTCATGCCGCCGCCGCGATAGTTCTCCAGCTTGCGGGTCAGCTTTGGCAGCGTCAGCGCGCTGACCATGCCGAGGTAGCTGTTCCCGTCGTTAAACAGGTTCAGGTATTTCAGTTTCTTAGGCAGTGCCATGTTTTAGCGCCTCTTAGCTGTTAACGGACGTGGCGAACGTCGCCAGGTACTGATCGGTGATGCGCTGACGCAGGGTTAAATCTTCCAGCGGCGGCACCGGCGTATAGTCGTAATCAATGAACAACTTGCCCGCTTTCAGGGTATCCACGGTGTTGGCTTCGGGGTCATACCAGCAGTTGCCATCAATAATCAGACCGGCGGTTTTCATTTCGCGCAGTTTGGCGTTAATGCCCGCAATCATGTCTTTGATAAGCGTCGGGGTAACGGGCTTATCTGATGCCCACATATGCCCTTCGGCGATGGTGTCCGCCAGCACCTGCGCGGTGCGTGTGTAGTTCTCAAACAGGAACAATGGATCGTCAGAGCAGGTGCGCTGCCCCCAGAACTTAAAGCCATCCTTGCGGATAAGGGTGGTGACGCACGCCTGGTTCAGCAGGTCAGCATCGGTGCCGGTGGTCTGCAAATCCCAGTACACGCTGGCAGACAGGCCGGTCACGCCGTTGATGCCGACGTTTGAAAGCGTTTTGTGCCAGCCGGTTTCGGTGTCGATTTTGGCACGCAGGCCGAGGGCGTAAGCCGTCGCGGGGGCGAGGTCGCTGGCGTTCGTGGTGGTGTTCCAGGACACGAAATCAGGCCAGACCACCATCAGCTCACGCTGGCTGAAATTGTCGCGGTACTTGATGGCATCAGACACGGTTTTGCAGCCGTAGGCGCTGACGTAGCCAAAGGCGCGGAGCTGCTGACAGACGGCGGCGAGCGCCGTGGCAATGTCCAGATTATCAAGCCCTGGAACGCCGAGAATGCGCGGCTTTACGCCGAGTTCCGTCTGGGCGGACAGCAGCGCTTTCATGCCGGTATACATGCCGGTTTCATCTGAGCCGCCGATGATGTTAGAAGTGGTTTCTGCGTCGTCTTTGCCTTCGGCAACGCGCACGACAACGACAACCGGTTTAGCCTGGTTGGCGATGGCCATCAGGGAGGCGCGGAGCGTGCCGGTTTTACCGGCCTTGCCTGCGGCGGTCAGTACGTTGGTAATAAGTACCGGCGTATCCAGCGGGAACGTCGCCGCGTCGGCATCTTCTGCGGTGCAGACCATCCCGATGATGGCGGTGGAAACGGTGGAAATTACGCGGGTGCCGTCATTGATTTCAACAACGCGCACACCGTGATGATAATCAGCCATGGTGTTTTTCCTGTGATTGGGATGACGTCAATCATCGCGTGTTGTGTACGCGCAGGCACGGCGGGAGGGATGTTTGAACCATGGCACAACGTGGCGGAGCAGAAACAAAAAAGCCCCTTTTCGGGGCATAGGTTAAGCGGGGATTTCAGGCCAGGTGATATCCGGCGCGAGGGTGGGATCGATGCGGCTCAGCTGCACGCGGTATAGCATCCATTCCCTGAGCTGCGAAAGTTCGTCATCCGTGGCAATGTCGAGCTCTTTTGCGTCCTGTAGCGGGCTGATTTTCTGTGAGGCTTCGGCCAGCAGTGCGTCTCTTGTGGCTTTGGCCTGTTCGGTCAGTTCGGCGGCCGATAATACCCGCGCCACAATGCTTTCGCCGTCAAAGACCCACTTCCCGCCGCCAGGCTGCGAAAGAAACGTGTCAGGACAGTCCGACACCTCCGCCACGCTAAAGGACTGCGGCCACATCGTGGAGGCGTCATAACTGGCCGAGTTAATCAGCCCGCTCTCATCAAAGGCAATTTTCACCGTCTCGTCAGAAAACTGTTTGAGCAGCCCGTACCAGTCATTTCCCTGCGGATCGCAAAGGAAAACCACGCCGTGAGATTTAGCCAGTAACGTTTCGTCTTCATTAAGCGGCGCGCGCAGAGAGAACGCGCCGTAAATATTCGTTTTCATACATAACCCACCGTATACCAGTTGCCGCCGACGGCTTTCTGCAAAGGACGCATGCGGATCCAATAGTTAGAGCTGCCTGCATCTTTGAAGGACGTCATCACGCCGCCGTTCATGTTTTCATTGTTGCTGCGTTCTTTGAACTCTGAGGATGTACCGAAACGTATATCCTGCACGCAGTTTGAATAAGCCCAGTTGCGGGCGTTATTTTCCGCATTATTTGCACGGTTTTGCGCATCATTCTGAGTTGATACACGCTGCCCCATCTCATAAATCCCGCCGCCGTCAGTGTACAAATTCCCCTGCGTGCTCAGGTCTCCCGTGCCGGAAATTCTGACGTACCCCGTTTGCACGGAGTTATTGACGTTAACGGTGCGGAAAACAAATCCGCCCACACCGCCGCCCTTGTTATTAACAAAGTTAGATTCGCCCTGGCCGTTACTCTCATTCCATCCCAGATATGTCCCTTGTCCGTTGCCTGGCTGAGGAAGGGTTATTGCACGCAGAAAATTCGCGGTAACACCGCCTTTTACATCCCCACCGGCGCGGGGAAATGCCCCGACGTTGTCAGCATTAAGTGAAATGTCACTCGTGCCATCGAACGCCACACCGGCAATTTTGCGGGCGGTGGCGAGTTTGGACGCGGCGACGGCAGTGCCGTTTGCTGGGAGGGCACCGAGATTCTTTACTGCATCAGCTGCGGTTTTTGCACCTGTGCCCCCGCTGGAAACAGGCAGCGCCGTCGATAATGTCAGGCCATACGCACCGGCGATTTCAAGCCCGCTGTCCATCACCCAATTATCCGCCGTACCGTCTGTCAGGTTCGACGCTCTTTTACGAAGTACCCACCTGCCGCCAGTGGCATCCCAAAAACCAAAGTTACCGGCGCTGGAGTAGCTCACGTTGATTAACGGGTGTGCCGCATTTGACGAGCTAAATTGACAGGTAGCGTCATGCCGGTTGAATTTCACCAGGCCGTTAAAATTGACTTCTCCTGCCACGGTCATCCCGACCGCAAAGGTCGCATCGCCTACCGCCTTCATGGTGTCATTGATTGTCAGCGGCGAATCAATGGAAACCGCCGACGTGTAGATGTTGGCCGTATCCCTGTTATATCCCAGATACAGCGTACCGCCGACGCCGGAGCCTGCATCTTTCACACTGGCTGAAAGCGTGACATTGCCGTTGTTATGGTCGCGCAGAATGACGGCATCGTTACGCCCGCGGATCACTGAATTCGCGTTAGTAGAGGAAAGGGTAATACCTGATTCAGGCCGCAACACGCCGTTTGCGATTTGTACGCTGTCGGTCTGTCCGTCGCAGACGATGCGGGCTTTAATGGTGCCGGTTTCATCCCTGGCATCCATACGCATCACGCCTTCACCTGTCGGATAAATTGCGGCGGACAGGCCACCCAGCGCGCGCCCAGCGTGCGGGTCGGTGTCTGTCAGCGTGTTAGGCAGACGAAAATAAACATTCCCCATGGACGTTAATGCAGAGGGTAAGTTGTTCGCCGAGACTGAACCGAGACGGCTGGTAAATGACATATAGGCTTCATAATCATTTGCCCGGAAAACAGCCATCCGGTAATTCGCCTGGATCGAACTGGCGACCTCCAGGTTAGCCGCCATTTTAACGCTGGACGCAATACTGGTAAGTTTGCTGAGGCCGGTAATATCCGCGTTTTCACCCGATCGGGCGACGCCCAGCCGCGTTAAGTCCGCCAGCGTCATGCTGCCGCTGTCCATAGTTTTCCGCCAGCCGAACGGATAACCGCTGTCGCTGAGGAACCACTTCCAGCCGCCCGCCGCAGTGTATGAACCGATGCGCTCAAAAATCTGCCCGTCGTTATTAATAAGCCGCTGACAGGCTGCCGCACCCGCCGCCCAGTAGCGCCGCCAGTTGTGCAACTGACCGGCAACGACATAGGTCGCCCCCAGAGGGTGGTCTTCAAACGTGGCAGAAATACTGATGGGATTCGTGACGTCAATAATGGACGGGTCATCCAGACGCTTAACCTTCGTCGTGTCCGTTGCCAGCATCAGATTGCTCATTGCCCCGACGTCCGCCGACTCCAGGGTAATATCGGCGCTCAGCGGCTTATTATTCACCTTGCGGGTGGAGGGTACGCGTGTATTCGCATTGTCGTTGGCGGCCTTCACCGCTTTCGGCGTCGCGGCCAGGACTTCGCTGGTACTGCTGACCGAGCTGCTGAGCTGGACAAAACCTTTTGCCGTCAGCGTGCCGTCGGGGTGGTTGCGGGATTTTTCATGCGCGGCCAGCAGGTCATTCACATACTGCTCCGTTGCCATAATCACCGAGTCGTCGATCAGCAGGCTGATGACTTCGGTGTTACTGACGGCAATCACCATCCGCAACGTCTGCGTGCGGCCGGAGCCTTCCGCCAGCGTCGGCTTATAAGTGTCCGCCATATTGCAGACGGCAATCAGCGTGCCATCATCGGCAAACAGTCCCATTTCGCGCATCCAGAAGCCGCCGACGCTGGCAGAAATCACCGCCTCAGCAATCACCCAGTTGCCGTGAGTGGGATCCAGCTTTAAGGAATTGAGCGGTGTGCGGTACACCTCTTTAACCAGTTTGGTCTGCGTGGCGACCGGCGTGGTCGCCTTGCCGTTGCCGTCACCGACGGCAAGCTGCGTAATGTTGATGTCCGTCCCCGCAGCGATGGCGGCCGCAATACGCGACTGCCCGAGCGTGGTGACAACGGATTTAAATGTGCTCATAGCATCCTCTTATGCGGGGTAAACGGTCAGAAGCTCGCCGGTGTACTGCGCCGCGCCAATGTAAACATCACCTTTAATATCCTGGGTGATGGTCAGGCCGATCAGATGGCGGCTGGCCGGTTTGGCGTCAGCAATCAGCCTTTCCATCTCTAAATACATTTCTTCGGTGATGCCGGTTTCCAGCACGCCGATATCCAGGCGAAACGTGCCGGGCTCGTCATCCGTTTCCCACCATTCGGTCACGTTAATCAGGTAGCCGAGCGGTTCCACCACGCGCCGGATGGCACCGAGGGTTCCCTTATGGCAGTGAATGAACCACGCCGACTGAATGACGCGGCGCTTGGTGGAGACAGGCCAGTTTTCATCCCAGCGGTCAACCGACAGCGCCCACGCCAGATACGGTAAAAACCTGGCCGGACAGGTCAGCGGATCCCAGAGCTGCCGCAGCGGCACCGGCACGTTTTCAAGCGCGGCGCAGGCATCGGCGGCGGCAACTTCCAGCTGGGATGAACCAACGGGCAGCAGGCGATCACTCATCGTAGCCGCCCACTTTCAGGGTGTACGCGGTGCAGAATGACGCCTGCGTTTTATCCAGTTCGATGTCAGCGGCAGGGCTTTTCAGCTCCACCCGCTGCACGCCTTCAACGTGCAGCGCGGCATAAATGGCGGACAGCCGGATATCGCGGCCTAAACGGTGCTGCGCCGTGGTGTAAGCAATCAGTTTTGCTTCAGAGGCTTCGCGGACAGGTTCGGCTTCCGGACCAGGGAATAAATACAGCACGGCATCAATGGTGTAATTCACGACAGTTGCCGACTGGACAGTCACGCGGTCTGCCACGGGGCGCACGTTCTCGTCATTGAGTGCGGCCTGAACCACCGCCAGCAGGTCAGCGGGGGCGGTGCCGTTGCCGGTCTGTGCCAGCACGGAAATCGTCACGCAGGCGGGCGACGGACTGATAACTGAAATGTCCGCCACGCGCCCGTCAGCCGAACGCCCGTGATATTCATAAGAGCCGACCGGACCGGCTACGCTCAGCCCTTCGAACGCCTGCTGCGCACGGATACGCAAATCCGCATCGTTTTCCATCACAGCAGCCACGGCGGGCACGCTGACCGTATCGGCAGGGGTGATCGTCAGGCGTTCCACGCTGAACGTGGCGGCGATATTGTCGAGATCATTACCGGAGGCATAAGCCAGCATCACCGCCTGCGCCGCCTCGTTTACCCGCTGACGCAGGATCACTTCGCGGTAAGCGTTCTCCTCCAGCAGTTTCACAATCGGCTCAGACTCCAGGGTCAGCGTGCGGGCAATAGCAGCCTGCTGGTCTTCGGGGTAAAGCGAGACCAGCGTGGCTTTGCGCTCAGCTAGCAGGATTTCGTAATCCAGCACCTCCACCACGTCGGGGGCGGGTAACTGGCTCAGGTCGATAGTTGCCATGGTTAGCTCACGGGTAAGGTTAAGGAAATGGCGCCGGACGTGTCTTTGCGGGTGCCGGTGATATCCACCACCATTTTTCCGTCAAACGTTGTTTCAACGGTGATGCCGGTCAGGCTGACGCGTGGCTCCCACTTGAGAATCGCGCTGTAGCAGGCCGCCATAACTTGCAGGCGTAGCGCCGCATTCTGCGGGCGGTCAGTCAGCTCAGACAGTAACGAACCATAGTCACGGCGCATGACGCGGGAACCGACGGGCGTGCGCAGAATGTCGTTGACCGACTGCTGAATATGCGCCAGGTCTTCGACGCTGCGCCCTGATTCGCGAGCCAGGCCGATGTATTTGGCATTGGTCATGAAGGCACCTGCGTCTGACCGCCGCCCGTCTGGACGCCGCCGTGTTTGTGGGTGTGAACGACCACGCCGTTTGACGTGATGCTGCCGCCCGAATGGGTGAGGTTGCCGGTCATCGTGCCGCCCTGTTTGATCTCGATGGTGGCGGTGGTGAGCTTGTTGGTGCAGATCACCTCCGGCGTATCGAGCGTGATGCGCGTTTTCGCCGTGCATGTAATCAGTGGAGCAGTCACAGCCACCTTGTCCGAGGCGTTTACCGTGGCGGACTTAATGCCGGTCGCCAGCAGCGCGCCGGTTTTAGGTTCGTACTCAATGACCGCGCCGTCAGGAAACGTGACGTGTACGGCATCCGCCGAGGCAGACGGTGCGGGAAATTCATCAGAGAAAACGCCAGGTATCACAAAGGCGGTATTCAGCTCGCCGCCCAGGCAAAACAGCAGAACCTGCTCACCGGCGGACGGTGCCCACCAGGAACGGGCACGCCCTGCGCGGGTGGTCAGCCAGTGCAGCCAGTCGGTGACGTTACCGCCAGTGTTTACGCGACAAGTTGCCGCGTCTAAATCCACCTCGGCAACGGTGCCAATGCGGATCAGATTGCGCAGCAGGCGCGGAATGTCGTTGTTGGGGATGGATGTATTCATAGATAAAAGAATGCCGCTCTGTCAGGCGGCATACAATTTGAGGCGGATTGATGACTGGTGGCACAACGTGGTGATTCATCTCAAACTTGAGCTGATACATTTCGGAGGGAGAGCATCTTCAAATATGACAGTTTGGTTTGAGCGAACTACGGAAGCTTGCAGTTTTTCTCATAACAGATAAAGACATTACCTATATTTCAGTGTTTGAATAAACGCGGAACATGCCAAAGGTTCTTCACTTTATCCGGCCATTTCACTTTTTTGAGAGTGGTTTCCGCTGCCTCCTCAGCAAAGTTCTGGCTCGAGGTGTTGATGTCCAGAATAGTTGGTGAAGTTCGCCAGGCTTTCGGCCACTGCTGATAGCTTGCAGGCTACCGTCATCGTTAAGAATGTCCAGAACGTCCATCTGGTCAATCTTGACCAAACGCCGGAGCACATAATTAGCAACGAAACCCACATCTTCATTGCGCTTTGTTATGAGTTCGATGATTCTTTTTAGGATGACGGGTTTACGGGTAGGGTATAATTAGCAGTCGTGCCGCTGTATCCCGCTCGAATAGCCAGTCACTTGTGTAGGGTTTAAATCGACGAGGTACTCGCGACAGGAGATTTCTTGTTTGTCAGGAATACCATTGTTCTTTATGAGGAAGGTGATGAGTGGAAGATATACTTTTTGTGATGAGCTGGATTAAAGGTCATCATGTGGTGTCATTAACTTTTGGAGTCTTATCTGCAATTTTATGGATTAAATCTGCCACAGCAAAAGTTGAGCTAGGCAAAAAAATTGTCATGGTCACATATGAAGATCCCGAACTTAATGTAAATCTCCACGATTTCTTCGCTACTGCGCGGCTTCAATCTAAGTACAATTCATTTGCGGCATTGTCTGCGGCTGCAACAGCGCTATTCCAGATTTTTGGTTTGTAATGCTGACCTGTCCCCATTGATTAAGGATAGCGTTTCATAGACCAGTTGAACTCACGGCGAGAATCGGACGATGCAGGAAAATATCAAAAATAAATCAC